GCGTACTGGAGATATTGTCAGAGTACCTATCAAGGCTCACGTTGCTTTAAAGATTACAACAGACCTACTGGCTAAGCAACAGAAACTAGAGGAAAACCCTATAGACAGGGAAGAAGTTGAGAAAACCATTGACGAACGATTGCTTAAGCTCAGTGCTGAGTTTGCTAGGTTTGCTGGTAACAAGACCCAAGCTGCTGTACCTATAGACGTAGAAGCTAAAGTCGTTAGCAATGTCTAAACTAAACTCGGATGTCATGGAAGGCTTTGTCAACTCTGTGTTGAGAAAGAACTTTGACAAACCAGCAGCTACTCCTGAATTTCATAAAGAGATATGGGAACTTGTTACTAGTAACAGCAAACAAGTTGCCATAGCTGCTCCTCGGTATCATGCTAAGAGTACAGCCGTAACCCATGCTTACACCCTAGCATCTGTCCTCTTTAGAGAGTCCAGATATGTTCTTATTGTTTCAGATACTGTTACCCAAGCTGTACAGTTCTTAGGAGACATTAAGAAAGAACTATTAGAGAATGATGATCTACGTTCTCTGTTTGGGGTTAAAGAGTTTCCCAAAGATACTGAAGATGATTTGATTGTTGAGATGGAAGATGGGTGGACATTCCGTATCCAAGCCAAAGGTTCAGAGCAGAAGCTCCGTGGATTGAAATGGGCTAACCTTCGTCCAGACCTCATCATTGGGGACGACATGGAGAATGACGAGATCGTTATGAACAAAGATCGCCGCCAGAAGTTTAAGCGTTGGTTCTATGGTGCTCTTATTCCTTGTGTCTCTTCTACAGGAAAGATACGTATAGTAGGCACAATCCTACACTTAGACAGTCTACTTGAGAACTTAATGCCAGCTTCTCAGTTGGCATCTCATCGTGGTGTTAAAAGTCTTATCAAAGAAGATTTAAAAGAATACTCCAGCAATGTCTTGCCTTGGAGGTCTGTCAAGTACCGTGCTCACACAGATGACTTTAAATCTTTGTTGTGGCCTGAGATGAAGTCTGCTACTGAGTTCAGGATGCAGAAAGATGACTATGTACGTCAAGGTCTAGCTGATGTCTACTCTCAAGAGATGCTCAATATCCCGTTGGACATTACTGACACCTTCTTTAAGAAAACTGACTTTGTGCCTATTAAACCAGAAGATGAAAAGAAGAATCTGGTGTACTATGCAGCCTGTGATTTGGCTGTATCCCAATCTCAGAAGGCTGACTACTCTGCTTTTGTTGTTGGTGGTATGGATGAAGATGGCAGGTTGTATTGCAAACATGTGATCAAACAACGTATGGATGCTTTGGAGATTGTGGATACAATCCTCATGATTCAAAAGATTTATAAGCCCGTACTCTTTGGACTTGAACAAGGTACGATTCAAAAAGCTATAGGTCCCTATCTCAATGAGGAGATGCTCAAGCGTGGAGAGTTTATCAACACTGTTCTGCTCAAGCCTAGTGGTGACAAACTTACCCGTGCTAGAAGTATCCAAGCTCGTATGAGAAGCGGGGCTTGTAAGTTCGATAAGGACGCTGAATGGTATCAAGGCTTTGAGGATGAGCTTCTCCGATTTCCTAGAGACAAGCATGATGACCAAGTAGATGCTTGGGCATACTTGGGCTTGATGCTCGACAGGATGTGGGAAGCACCAACCGATAAAGAACTTGAGGAAGAAGAGTACGAGGCTTATATTCACGAAAACAATTTGAACGTCTCAGGTCGTTCCCTTACTTGCGGGTACTAAAAGCTATGAACTTAAAAGACAAATACAACGTCAGTGACCTCGTGTATGAGGCTAACATTGCTGACCTTTTATGCAAAGAAGATTTAGCAACAATTGGAGTACAAGTCGTTAGAGACTTTGACAACGATCTGTTGTCCCGTAACAGTTGGGAAAAACGTACTGAAGCTTCCTTAAAGCTTGCTTTGCAGGTTGCTGAGACAAAGAACTTCCCTTGGCCTAATGCCAGTAATGTCAAGTTCCCACTCATCACGATTGCTGCACTGCAATATCATGCTCGTAGTTATCCTGTCTTGATTGACAGTAATCTTCCCGTCAAGTGTCGAGTAGTTGGAGATGACAAAGACGGTACTCGTGCTTTGCGTTCTACCCGTGTTGAACAACACATGAGCTACCAGCTTCTTGAAGAAGATGAAGATTGGGAATCAGAAATGGACAAGGTTCTTATTACACAGCCTATTGTTGGTTGTGCTTTTAAGAAGACCTACTATGACCCCATTCTCAAACACAATGTCTCTGAAAATGTTTTGGCTAAGGACTTGGTTGTCAACTACTGGACTAAGAGTCTAGAGACAGCTAACCGAATTACCCACGTTCTTCAAATGAGTAAGAACGAAATCTATGAACGTGTAGCTCGTGGATTGTGGTTAGAAGTATCTGAAGGTCGTCCTCAACAATATGCTTCTATTGCTTTGGGTAATGGCTTGCAACAAGCTCAAGACAAAGCTCAAGGTATGTCTCCACCTGAGCCTAATGACTCAAGCACTCCTGTTGAGATTCTTGAACAGCATTGTCACATTGACTTTGATGATGATGGTTACGCTGAACCCTACATTGTTTATGTTCGTAGAGACAACAAACAAGTTGCTCGTATTGTTGCTAGGTACACTGAAAAAGACATTGAACGCAATAAAAAAGGTGATGTCATTCTTAGCATCAAAGCTGAACATTACTTTACCAAGTTTCCTTTTGTTCCTTCTCCCGATGGTGGCTTCTATGATTTGGGCTTTGGTGTTTTGTTGGGGCCGTTAAATGAGTCGATTAATACAATTGTCAACCAGCTCGTTGATGCTGGCACTATGGCTAACACTGCTGGTGGATTTCTTAGCCGTGGTATTAAGCTTCGTGGTGGTAACTACTCCTTCAACCCAATGGAGTGGAAGCATGTAGACACTACGGGAGATGATCTGCGTAAAGGCATTGTTCCTCTTCCTGTACGTGAACCTTCTCAAGTATTGTTTACTTTGTTAAACCTGTTGATCAATTATGGTGAACGCATTGGTGGTTCTGTAGATATTCTTTCTGGACAAAATCCTGGACAGAACACTCCTGCTGAAACTACCCGTACTATGGCTGAACAAGGTATGAAGATATTTAACGGTATCTTTAAACGTACTCACCGTAGTTTGAAACAAGAGTTTCGTAAGCTGTATCGTTTGAATCAAATCTTTATTAGCGAGAACACCCAATACGTTTCAAATGCTACAAGTCAAGGCATTGTGTTGGCTACAGACTATGAAGGTCCGGTAACTGACGTTATGCCTACTGCTGATCCTAGTATCACTTCTGATGCTCAACGTGCAAGTCAAGCTATGGCTCTTACTCAACGTGTTGCTGCTACCCCTGGTTTGTATAACCGCTATGAGGTTGAAAACACATTCCTTAAAGCAATCAAAATTACAAACATTGAGAAAATTCTTCCTGATCCCAAAGGACCTAACGCTGTTCCTCCTCCTCCTAATCCTAAGCTTCAGATTGAAGAAATGAAGATGAAGTCTAAGCAAGCTGAGAGTGAGTTGGCTATGAAGATGGGTCTACTTAAACTTATGGGTGAAGCAGAACTCAATCAAGCCAAGATTCAAAAGCTGCAAGCAGAAGCCGAGTCTATCAAGATTGGTATTGCTACTGAAGGCGAGAAGATGCGTATCCAAGAAATCAATACAAGTATTGCTCTTCAACGTGAACGTAGGGAAGGCATCCTTAGTTCCATTGACACTATGAGCAAAGTCTATTCGTCCTTTATGAAACAACAAGGACAACCCGAGCAGCAGTCACAAGCCCCCGAACAAACAATGGAGGGAGCAGGACAGATGCCGCAAATGATGTAACAAGGAAACCAAATGGAGATAGTCAGTCAAGATAGTTTTGAAGAATGGAAACACCACCCTGTCACTAAGCGTTTTATGAAGATGCTTGAAGTAGACCGGGAATCCATGAAGGAAGGTTTGATCAACAATGCTTTTGAAGAAGAAGCAGAAATCAAAGGACGATGCCGAGTAATCGCTGTCATCCTGAACATTGAGTACGAAGACCTGTTTGAAGTTAAATAAGAGAGAACCAAATGAGCAATGAATCAGGAATCAACCCTTGTGGTTGGAGGGTGCTAATAAAGCCCCAAGAAATTAAAGAGATGTCCCAAGGTGGTATTGTTCTTACTACTGGAAGCTTCAAAGACCGAGAACAGATGGCTAACACCACTGGACTTGTTATTGCTATGGGTGATCAATGCTATGCCGATGAACCCGCACCCTGGTGCAAAGTTGGCGACAAAATTATTTTTGCCAAGTACGCTGGTCTGCTTTACTTAGGTAAAGACGGAAACCACTATCGCATTATCAACGACAAAGACATTACAGGCACACTTGATGCCGATGTAAATCTTGTTGATCCATACTTAGCTAAAGGATAAACCATGAGTGAAAATGATACTAGTAACAATGATGACGCAGGATCAGAAGTTCAACATGAAGCTGAGTCTCAAGGGTGGGTTCCCAAAGAACGCTACCGAGGCAATGAGTCTGATTGGGTTGATGCTGAAACCTTTGTAAAACGTGGTCGTGAAATTCTTCCTATCCTCAGAAAGAATAACGAGAACTTGGTTAAAGATTTAAACCAAACAAAGGAGGAACTCAAACAATTTCGAGAAGCTGCGGAAGAGTTCAAGAAATTTCAGAGGGAGTCTTATGAACGAAAGACTGCTGACTACGAACGCCGTATCCAAGAAATAAAAGAAAGCCGTGCTCAAGCTATTAGCGATGGTGATGGTCAGAAGGTTAATGCTTTAGATGACGCTTTGGATGAAGCCAAAGAAGATTTGAAGGAAGCCAAACAAGCTGTCAAGGATGTTGTTAGCGTACCTGAAGCACCTACTCCTACATCAATTGATCCTAACTTACAAACATGGTTAGATAAGAACACTTGGTTTGGGGAAGACCGCCGTATGACTAGTATTGCTAATGGTATTGGTGAAAGTCTTCGATTAGAGTTTCCAGGTCTTAAAGGACAAGCCTTTCTTGAAAAGCTAGACGAAGTGCTTACAGATGAGTTCCCTAATAGGTTTGGAAATAAAACAAAAGGTTCTACTAGTAGTCGAGTGGAATCTGGATCAGGTAGACAGGGTAGGGGCAATAGCAATGCTCAATCCTATGACAATCTTCCTGCTGACGCTAAATCTGCTTGTGATCGGTTTGTTAAGCAAAAGCTTATGACCCGTGAACAGTACGTAGCGGATTTTGATTGGTCTTAAAAAATACTTGACAAACAAACTTAAAGAGGACATACAATATGCCAAGAGCACTAAACGAATTTGAGAAACGTGATCGTCTGATTGAGAAAGCAGCAGAAAGAGAAGCCTCTGTTTCTACTGCTTCTACTGTTATCACAAACCCACAAGGAAATGGTACAGTGCGAAAACGCCGCAATGTGTTTAACGGCACAGAAGCTAAGCTTAGTGTGGGGCAACAAATTGATGGATACCATCTCCACATCTTCACAGATACTGGAAGTCGTATTCAAGAAGCTGTAGATAGTGGATATGAATTTGTTACCCCCTTAGAGGTAGGTGGAGTAAGTGAAAACGTGGTTAGTCGTAATACTGACCTTGGAGAAAGAATTAGGTATCTGGTAAACCCTCGTGCTGAAGGCACTGAGCAGTTTGGATACTTGATGAAAATACGGCAAGAATGGTACGAGGAAGATCAAGCCGAATTTCAAGCAAAGAACAACCGTATTGATGCCGCTATACGTAACGGTAAAGTCACTGGTGATAACCAAGGCTTTTATGTTCCTCGTGACGGAATCAAACTTACTTAATTTATCTGGAGTCTTCTATGGCAAACGTAAATCGTCCTGGTGGTTTAAAACCCGTCAGCTATCTCAACGGAGCACCCTACACAGGGCAAGCTCGGTTGTACTCTGTTCCTGTTAACAGTACTGCTATGTACATTGGTGATCCCGTTACCCTGAGTGGTAGTGCGGATACCAACGGTCTTGCTGGTATTGCTATTGGTGTTGCTGGTTCTGCAATCGTTGGTGTTGTAGTTGGTTTCCTTGTTTCTCCTCCCGGAGTTAGCTTGGTTGCATCTAACATTGACTTGACTATTCGCAGTATTCAAGCAAGTGCCACTACCGTTCAATATGCTTTGGTTGCAGATGATGCAAACATTGTTTTTGAAATTCAAGACGGTCAAACCGTTCCTACTGCCGTTACAGACATTGGTCGCAATACCAATTTCTTGATTGCCGCTGGTGCTACTACTTACAGTGATTCAGGTACTGTCACTGCTGCTACCCTTACGGATAGCACCACTGCTAACTTGAAGCTTTTGGGTTTTACTCAGCGTGTGGATAACACCCCTGCTGCTGCATACGCAAAACTGTTGGTACGGATCAATAACCATGTGTACAGCGCCTCTACTGGCACTGCTGGCATTTAATTAGGAGAATAAATTATGGCAGGTATTATCACAACCAGTTCCCATCCCAAGGCCTTATGGCCTGGCATCAAAGCTTGGTGGGGACAAACTTATGACGAGCATCCTGAAGAGTATGTTGATTTGTTTGACAAAGACACTTCAACTCAGAACTACGAAGAAGATGTCCAACTGACTGGATTTGGTCTTGTACCAGTCAAGTCACAAGGCTCTGGCGTTCAGTATGACTCTGAAGTGCAAGGTTACGTAACTCGCTATACGCACGTTGCGTATGCAATGGGTTACATCGTAACTAAAGAAGAGATGGACGATAACCTCTATGAGCAAATCTCCAAGAAACGTGCCGCAGCTTTGGCTATGTCTTTCCGTCAAACGAAAGAAAACATAGCTGCTAACGTTTACAACCGTGCTTTCAACAGCACTTATAAAGGCGGTGATGGTGTTGAGCTTTGCTCTACATCTCACACCAATACCACTGGTGGTACTTGGGCTAACAAACCTGCTGTTGATGTGGACTTGTCCGAAGCTGCTTTGGAAGATGCAGTAATTGCAATCATGGGTCTGCAAAACGACCGTGGTCTGTTAGTTGCTATTCAACCTTACTGCTTGCACATTGCTCGTCAAGAAGTGTTTAATGCTCAACGCATTCTGCACTCTAGCTACCAAACAGGTAATGCCAACAATGACATCAACGTCATTAAATCTGGCAACTATCTGCCTGGTGGTTTCAAAGTGAACCATTACTTCTCAAGCCCTCACGCTTGGTTTATCCGTAACACCATCCCTGGTGGTACTGGTATGAAGTACTACGAACGTCACTCCATCATGTTTGATCAAGACAATGACTTTGATACTATGAACGCTAAAGCCAAAGGCTACGAGCGTTATAGCTTCGGTTGGTCTGATCCTCGTGCTGTGTGGGGCGTTAACGGTCCTTAATTGTTATTAGTAACAAGCCCCCTCCTAGTGAGGGGGTTCTTTTTATCAAGGAGTAAATCATGGGTTACGAAAAACGTAAAGAGATGGGCCAAAAGCCCGAAGGCAAAACAACAGCCAAAGGTGAAGAAAAGATGGCTTCTAAATCACCCAAGATGTCTGCTGCTAAAAAAATGATGAAAAAGAAAAAATAATTAGAGTACACTCTAATCTTCCGATGACGCTCTCTTAGTAGAGCGTTGTTTTAAACAACGTCAAAGGAGTTTTATTATGGCATCGCCTACCCGTTTCCCTTCTGGTGTATCTACACAAGCAATTGGTTCTACTTTAGGACAATACCCTCTTCCCGATCCCACAGACCTTGGTGTAGATTTTGAAGATTTCTACCAGTATGTTGCTGGTGATTGGACTGTAACTAACACTACAAGCCATCAAACTATTGGTCTTGTTGTTGGTAATGGTGGTTTAGTTTCTACTGCTGGTGGTGCTTCTACTACTACCAGTGACATTGGTGCTATTCAAACCAACCCTCTAAACTTTAACATTGCTACCAATGCAACTACAGCCACTGCTCCTCCAACTCAGCAAGCTTGGTTCTACACTGCATTTAAAGCTACTACTGCTGCTAATGACCAGTTACAAGTTGGTATAGCTAGCTCTATTGCTGCTCTAACTCCTACTGATGGCATTTACTTTAACAAAGCTGCTGGCTCTGCTGCCATTACTTTTGTTGTTCGTAAAGGTAGTGCTTCACTAGCTGCTACGGCTTACTCAAGCGGTACTACTACTGTTGCTACTCTTGTTGATGCCACCTTTATTAAGTTGGGTTGGTACTACGATGGCAAAGGTAACATTGATGTGTTTGTTAATGATGCCAAAGTTTGTTCTGTTGACGTAGGCGTATCTACTGGTACTGTTGTTGCTACATTCCCCAAAGCCACAAACATGGGTATGGGTTTTGGTTGTAAAGCCGCAGTAACCGCACCTACTACAGCAGACATGATTGTTGACTTCATGTTGTCTGCTCAAACCCGTGCATATTAAACATGCACAGAGAGCTAGTACATAAAGATACAGGAGACAAGATTACTGTTTCTATCGTTAGCGATGGTGGCAAGAATACTGTCTTTCTGTTATCTGGCGTAATTAAAAACGAAAAAGATTCTGTTTTTGATCCTATAGAAATTTCTAGGTTAGCAGGAAACCCTACTAACGTTCGTCTTGATTCAATTGTTTTTATGATTGAAACAGGACTTCGGGTGTTAGTTGATTACCGAAATCAACCTTACGTACTTCCTCTTGAAGGTCGTAGCAAGATTGATTTAGGTTGGGTTGGTGGGCTTACTGGTCATGAGATTGATGTAGTGTTTAAAGGGACTGGTTCTTTTTTTATCGTGTTAGACATCAGTAAGATGGGAGTCTGAAATGAGTGATGTATTTATTAAGAGTGGTGAACAACCTCGCTATTTTGCTTTTAGTGGAGTAAATTCAACAACTGTTGTTGCTGCTTCTTCTCCTATCTATAAAGAAAGTCCTTACGGTACTTTTCAAGCTATTGTTATTGGCACAGGTACTGTGTCTGCTACCGTAGCTATTCAAGTGTCTAATGAAGCAGCTACATTCAATGGTGATAAAAGTAACTGGATTACTTTAGGAACTATTAGTTTGTCTGGTACTACAACTTCTACTGATGGCTTTACTACTACTGCTCCTTGGAGATATGTTAGAGCCAACGTAACTGCTGTTGCTGGTACAGGTGCTACTGTTGAAACCATCATGGGTGTGTAAGCATCACAACTAAGGAAATATCATGGCAGTAACTTTAAGAGACGAAGTAGCAGGTCAAACTTCTACAGACCATGTAGTTAACACAGGTGCAGCAGTAATGAGCACTGGACTAGTAATATTTAACGTAGTTGGTAATGTTCAACTTATTAGTCTTGTGTCTGAGTGCTATACAACAAACGGTGCGGCAGCAAGTACTCTTGCTTTTAGTGCTGTGTCTCCTAGTGGGACTACAGCATTAAGCTCTGCAAGTACTTCTCTTGCAAACGTAGCTGTTGGTTATTCAGTTATTATGAATTGTGCAACTGGTGTAGGTGATGCACCATTACAAGGTTTATCTGGAGTGCTTTTAAATTCTGCTGCTCGTGGTATACGCATTCCCGGTGGTACAGCAATTAAAACAACCATTGCAACAGGTCCTACAACTGGAACTTGGAAACACTACATCCGATGGGAACCATTGGAACAAGGTGCTTACATCACAGCAGCATTTTAATTAGGAGTCTTTATGACCTCAACTGTATTTACTAGTGGGACGGTCATTACTAGTCCTTGGCTTAATGATGTCAATACATCAACGTACACAACTGTTCCTAATAACACTAGCAATATTGCTACTTTAAACAGTAGCACTGGTTCTGCTAGTGTAGGTTATACACCTGCTGGTACAGGTGCTGTAGCTACTACAGTACAAGCCCAGTTAGACAACATTGGTGCTATCAATTCAAACGCTTGGGGTGTAATTAAGCAAAACATTTCGGACTATGCAACACTTGGGTCTAACCTATTACCTGCGTTTGCTTCGTTAACCAAAGTCAATTTTGATGGTTCAGGAAACCATACCGCTGGCACAGTAGGAACTATTACAGGTTCTGTAACTGGTGCAACCTACAGTTATTACGTTTTAAAATTAGTTATTACAACAACTACATCTGGAAATATTGCGTTACTTCAATCAGGCACAACAATTTTTGGTGATGCTGCATCGTATTATTTTTCTTCTAATGCGATTTTAAACAATGGAACTGAAAGCAATCAACCAGTTACTACAACAGATTATTATTTTTGCGTAAATACAAGTTCAACTGGTTTTACTAACATAAGCATCCAAACAGATACTACATGGGCTGGACAAATAACTGCTTTAGAGCTTAATTTAGTTACTCAAACTAAATTTGCGGTTGGTGGTGCTGGATCGGAAACTAACGGCCCAAAAAATCCAGTTGGCTTAAAAGTTGGAGCACTTAACCGCAACGACACTGCGGTTGGAAACATTTATACTTTGGGGATGATGCAAGACAACGGGGTAACACCTACTGCTGCACAAAACTTAGCTTTGGGTTCTTACGCACTTGCAACCAATTTTAAAGGTGATGAAAACACTGCCGCTGGCACATTTGCATTGATGTACAACGAAGGCAGTGATAACACGGCTTTTGGTTATTCTGCTCTTAAATTAAACACAAAAGGACAAGAGAACACTTCTTTTGGTTATAAAACTGGAGCAACAAATACTACAGGGTACAAAAATACATATTTAGGATTTTGGGCTGGCAATGGCATTAAAACAGGCTATTCAAATGTTTGTATTGGCTGGCGTGGAAATATAGCTGGCGGCGATTTAATTGCAACAACTTATGTCGGGGCAAGAGCTGGTAACGCTATATTAAATGGCACGGGTAACGTAGCTGTAGGCGCTGATTCAATGCTTACCGCTGTGGGCCAAAGTACATTGTCTTTTGATTATGCTACTGCCATTGGATATAGCGCAAAGCCTTGGGGTACTGGAGCAATTTCAATTGGTAGTCAATCAAGAGTTGGAACTGAAACTGTTTTTGTTCCTAGCGGTATTGCTATCGGTAATCTTGCAGTTGCAACAGGAGACACTTATTCAATAGCCTTTGGATATTCCTCGTCTACAACAGGTAGCCGAGGTGTTGCAATAGGACACGACTCTAAATCTCTTGGTTTGCAAACTGTTAGTTTGGGAGCTTTAACAGAAGCAAACAATGATTACAACACTTCAATTGGAGCGCAAGCAGGGCGTGGTTGGACTGGTGGTTCAGCAAACACATTCTTAGGCCGCTTGGCGGGTGGAAATGTTGCTGTTGCTTATCTCAACTGTACATTGTTAGGGTCAAACACTGCGGTTACTGGATCAAACCAAGTTCAGTTAGGGGATTCTTCCACTACCACTTACGCTTATGGTGCTGTTCAAAATCGTTCAGATGCTAGAGACAAAGCTGATGTTCAATCAACTGTACTTGGACTAGACTTTATTAACGCATTGCGCCCAGTAGATTTCAAATGGGATTACCGTGAGTCATACCGTGAGGTTGATGTTGATGGCAATGTAACTGAGCATTCAAAAGATGGAAGTAAAAAACGAAACCGTTTCCATCATGGCTTGATTGCTCAAGAAGTTAAAGCAGCTTGCGAATCAATTGGCGTTGATTTTGGTGGCTATCAAGACCACAGTATCAAAGATGGTCAAGATGTTTTGTCAATTGGATATGAGGAATTGATTGCACCTTTGATTAAAGCTGTGCAACAGTTATCGGCCGAAATTGCAGAATTAAAAGCAAGAAATGGCTAACACCAAAATATCAGCACTGACCTCCGCTACTACGCCTTTGGCTGGTACGGAGACTTTGCCAATTGTTCAAAGCAGTGCAACCACCAAGGTAACTGTTTCCAACTTGACTGCTGGTAGGGCAGTTAGCGCTTTATCTCTTGCTACAACAACTGGTGCAACTTTTGCCACAACAAGCGGTAATGTTGGAGTGGGAACTTTGTCACCTGCTGCTGCTGCGCTTTTAGAAGTTTCGGCTGCTTCTGGAAATGCTAGGCTTTATGTTCGATCTGTTGCCGCAGCAAATGCTCAAATAAATATTATAGGTAATGGAAATACTGCTGGCTCAACATCATTTGATTTAATTCAAGACAATACGTTTGCATATATCTATCAGCGAGATTCTAAGCCACTGGTTTTTGCAACTGCTAATACAGAACGGATGAGACTCACCGCTACTGGTGATTTATCTTTAACAAATAATCTAATCCAAGGTACAGCAGCTAAAGGAATTGACTTTTCTGCCAACACACCGTTAGCAGGAAAGACCAGCACAATCCTAAACTGGTACGAAGAAGGCACTTGGACTCCCAACCAAGGCGCTGGTTTAACTCTTGTTGGTGCGTTTAGTTCAA